CAGCAAAAGCATTACTTAAAGGTAAGAGTGTTGTTTTCTGTTTACCTGGCAGAGGAGTATCATATATCTTCTTGAAAAACTTTGTATCACTCTGTTTTGAGTTGGTGCAGAATGGGGCGAACATACAGATAGCACAAGACTATAGTTCCATGGTCAACTTTGCAAGATGTAAGTGTCTTGGTGCGAATGTGTTGAGAGGACCTGATCAATTACCGTGGGATGGTAAATTAGAATATGATTATCAATTATGGATTGATAGTGACATTGTTTTTAGTGTAGAGAGTTTTTATCGTGTTCTTGCAATGGATAAAGATATTGCAGGTGGTTGGTACGCTACAGAAGATGGGCAAACTACATCATGTGCACATTGGTTGGAAGAAGACGATTTCAAAGAGAATGGCGGTGTTATGAACCATGAGATGGTTGATAGTATTGTCAAAAGACGTAAACCATTCACAGTAGATTATTCTGGGTTTGGATGGTTACTTATCAAGAAAGGTGTATTTGAACACAAGGAGATAAAGTATCCTTGGTTTGCTCCACAGATGCAAGTGTTTGATTCTGGTGAGGTACAAGATATGTGTGGTGAAGATGTATCATTCTGTCTCGATGCGATCAAAGCAGGTTTTGAAATATGGATAGATCCACAATGTAGAGTTGGTCACGAGAAAACAAGAATCATATAGATACTTGCGATGATCAATGTAACAGAAATGGAATTGTATGACATATACATCAAAGGTTCGCTAGAGTTCAAATCAATTACAGAGGATGAAATGTTGGAAATTACGCAAGAATTAGCAGACGATTATTACAAAGAAGGGTTCCCTCACCCAGACGAAATAGAGGTCAGATACCTCGGACATGAAGACGACCCTCAATAGAGGGTCTTTTTTTGTCTCTAAATAATGATAAATATACCCAGACTATAAAGATCTCGTGCCAGCACAGACTTTTTCACAAGGATTCAAAGATATCTCACTGTCTTTTAAAAAACATCCCGTAACGGATGATATTCTTGTGTTGAGAAATGAAGATGCAATAAAGCGATCTGTGCAAAATTTAGTTCGTATTCAATTAGGTGAAGTATTTTTCAATAGATTATTAGGCACAAAAATTAGTGGTTCTCTTTTTGAACTTGCAACATCTAATTATATCGATCCCATAAAGTCTGAGATAGACACAACAATTAAAAATTTTGAACCAAGAGTTAGATTGACAGATGTCAAAGTAATCTCTACACCAGACGATAACGCAATTGATATCACAATATTTTATGACATCATTGGTTTGTCTGCTCCATCGCAATCTGTAAACTTTGTTCTCGAACCAACTAGGTTATAATGGCACTTCAACAATTCACAAACCTAAATTTTGAGGACATCAAATCCTCTATTAAAGACTATCTAAGAGAAAATTCAAATTTCTCTGATATGGATTTTGAGGGGTCAAACTTATCAGTAATTGTAAATCTTTTAGCATATAATTCATATTCAACTGCTTACAATACAAACATGGTTGTCAATGAGACATTCATTGACAGTGCAACACTAAGAGAAAACGTCATATCTTTAGCAAGAAATATAGGTTATGTCCCACGTTCTAGAAGGGCAGCGAAAATGGTTGTGGACTATAGTGTCACTGGTATAAGTACAAGTGCGACCTCTATTGTATTTCAACCAGGTCTTATAGCAAATGGTGAAGTATCTAATAAAAATTTTCTTTTTTCTATTCCTGAGAAAGTAACTGCATCTGCAAAAAATGGATCTGCTACTGGGACGATAGAAATATTTCAAGGTCAGTATCTTGAAACAACATTCATTGTAAATGACTCACTTCCAAATCAAAGATATGTCATACCCAATAACGGGGTTGATACGTCTACAATAAGAGTTGGTATACGAGAAAATAATTCAAGCACCACATCAACAGATTATAAACTTGTTGACAATATCGTAGGTGTGACATCAACATCAAACATTTTTCTCATACAAGAGACAACTGATGAAAAATATGAGATTTTGTTTGGTGATGGGATATTCGGTTCTAAAGTCGCAAATGGAAGTGTGGTAGATATATCGTATATTATTACTGAGGGTAAGAATGGTAATGGTGTTGCAAGAGTTTCCTATAGTGGCACATTAGAGAATGAGAATGGAGCGTCAGAGACTGGTTCTGCAACTCTTAGACCACAGTATGCATCGGAGCAAGGAGATGATATTGAAGACGTAAGAAGTGTTAGATACTATGCTCCTAGGTTATACTCTTCACAGCACAGAGCAGTCACTGCAACTGATTATGAAGCTATTGTCCCATCTGTTTACCCCAATATTGAATCTGTTAGTGCTTTTGGTGGCGAAGAACTTACACCTCCTAAGTATGGCAGAGTTTATATTGCAGCTAAACCAAAAAATGGTTCTTTCTTATCAGAATTTACAAAAAGACAGATACTTTCATCTCTAAAAAACTATTCTGTTGCAGGTATTGTGCCTGAAATAATTGATTTGAAGTTTTTGTATGTAGAGATTGATTCTTATGTTTATTTCAACGCTAACTTCATAAGCGAACCTGACAACTTGAAATCAAGTGTAATAAACTCCATGACTTCTTTTGCAAGCGGAACAGAGTTGAACAAATTTGGTGGTAGATTCAAGTATAGTAAAGTATTATCTTTAATTGACAGAACAGATGAATCAATAACATCAAACATTACAACAATTAGAATTAGACGTAATCTTGTCGCTCAGTTGTTTGTTTTCAGTCAATATGAAATATGTTTTGACAATACATTCCATAGAAACTCCGATAGTTACAATATTAAATCAACTGGATTTACTGTGAGTGGTGTTTCAGGAACTGTATATTTCTCTGATCAGTATGTTTCTGGTGACACAGGCAATCTATTCCTATTTCAATTCGATTCTGATACCACAGTCAAAATATTATCTACATCGTTTGGTTCAGTTGATTATGCAAAGGGTGAAGTGATGATTGACACTGTAAATGTAACATCAACAGTTTTACCTGACAATATTATTGAAATACAAGCGATTCCTCAATCAAATGATGTTTTAGCAAGAAAAGAATTGTATTTGCAATTTGACGTAAGTAACAGTAATTTTTATATGAGAGAAGATCCAATATCTTCTGGTGCTAATACATCAGGAACAAGATATAATCCTCAATCAAGTTACAGTAATGGTGCAAAAGTCAGAGGAGCGATTATCGCAAGCACTTCATCTGCCACAACACTCGTGGGTTATGTAAATGGAAGTCCATATTATGGACCGTTCCACACTATGCCAAATGGCAATAAAATGACGGGTTCTAATCATACTTCTGGAAGTGTGTTGATAACAAACACTCCTACAAGTGCCATAGATACTTCAACGCCTTCGAGATCCATGTCCTCGACTACATCAACAACAACTTATTCTTCCTCCCCATCATCTTCAGGTAGCGGATACTAATGATCCAGACTTCAATTACAAAAGTCAAAGTAAACGAGATAATTCAGAGTCAAATACCAGAGGTAATTGATTCAGAGAATCCTCGTTTCGGTGAGTTCTTAAAACAATATTATATTTCACAAGAGTTTCAAGGTGGGGCGATTGACATCGCTGATAACCTTGTTGAATACAAGAGTCTTGATTTTCTCAACAATGAGACACTAACAGGATTTACATCTATCTCATCATATGTCAATAGAAGGGACACAACAATTTTTGTTGACTCTACAAGGGGCTGGCCGAGTCAGTGGGGATTACTAAAAGTAGATAATGAGATAATAACATATACAGGTATTGGAAGCACATCCTTTACAGGATGCGTAAGAGGGTTTAGTGGTATTGAAAATAATAGAAGAACAAACGATCCTGAATATCTAACATTTACACAAACAGGTATAGGCACTCACGGTGTCGATACAAAAGTTGTAAACCTTAGTAATATATTTCTTCAACAGTTTCTAAAAAAATTAAAAAAACAAATATTACCTGGTTTTTCAGAAAGAAATTTATTCAATAAATTAGATCAATCAAATTTTATAAAACAAGCAAAAGATTTCTACAAATCTAAAGGCACGGAGGAAGCGTTTAAGATATTATTTGGTGCACTATATGGTGAAAAGGTTGATATGATTCAACCATCGAAATTTATCTTTGCCCCATCAGACGCTCAATACAGAGTCAATCAAGTGCTCATATGTGAATTGATTTCTGGTGACCCTTTCAAGATTACTGGTCAGAGTATTGTACAAGAGACCACACCTCTTCAAACAAGTGGATCGATCACTGGTGTAGAGAAAGCATTATTTAATAATGCAACATATTATAAAATTGCACTATCAAAAGACACAATCATAGGTAAATTCCAACAAATTGGAAAAACTATTATTACTAAGTCAGCACCAGCTGGATCCACAGTCATAGATGTGGACTCCACAATAGGTTTTGGTGCCACTGGTGTATTCTCTTTTGAAGATAGGGAAATAACATATCTTGGTAAGTCACTTACCCAATTTACAGGTATCACAACACTCTCATCACCTTGCGGTATTGGATCAACTGTCAGATCAGGTATTGTTGCCACATCATATGAGAATGGTAACTTGCAATCTCCCGTTACATTTCACGTATTAGGTGTTCTCAAAAATTTTGAAGGGTCTGCAATCAATCAACAAGAAGACGCTGAAATCAATATCAAACAACTTGGTAAAATAGAAACTGATTTGAGATATAGCACATGGATATACAATACATCTTCAACATACAATATTGATACGTTCACACTAAAGAGTATAAACAGTTATGACTTTAAACTTGCAGCACCAAACTTCTCTCTCTATGTGGGTGATGAAATTGAGGTTATTGATCAAGATGATCCAGATAATAAGTTAGATGGTACTATAACATTCGTATTTGCTAGAAATCAAAATGAATCCATAACAGTCAGTGTGCCCACACTTGATGATACCAAGAAATATAAGATAAGAAGAAAATTAAAAATACAAGGGACAAACACAGCCGACGTACAAAATACTTACACTGATGGTCGTGCAGTACATGTTGCTTCCAACAGTTTACCACACTGGACTATCGATCCACAAAAAAGAATTCGTTCCTTTACAAATGTAGGTGTTACCACAACGCAAGTAGAAATAAATGTACCTGATCATGACTTTCATGATGGAGATTTAGTTGCATATAGCTCTTCAGGTATCGGAACTTTGACAAACCTTAATGATGGTGAGTCTTACTATGTCAAGAGAGTAGATAATAACACTGTAAAATTAGCATACACTGGAGAGAATGTCAGAAGAGGTCAGTTCCTTACAGCGTTTGTTCATGGTGATATTGGAACTGAAACATCTCACTCACTAAGACCATCAAATTTATTTGGAACTGATTTAGGTGCACAAAAAATTCTAAGGAAGTTTGGTGAGCCTGAATTTAGTGAGATAAAAGATAAAACAGTTCAGGGTGGTGTTGGTTTATTTGCAAATGGCGTAGAGGCATACTCTTACAAGTCATCCGACATTGTGTACTTCGGACCTTTACAAGGTGTGGAAGTATTGAATACTGGTTCTGGATTTGATATCGTAAATCCACCTAGATTGACAGTAACACAAGACGGACATGCAGGTGTTGCAGCGTCTGTGTTTGCACAAGTAGAGGGATCGTTAGAAGAAATTTTAGTTAATACAGAGGGTTTTGATTATCAGGAGATCCCTACAGTAAAAGTTATTGGTGGTAATAACACAACAGCAATAGCAAAAGCAAAGATGAAGTTGGATCATCAAATTGTAGAATTTGATTCAACATCAACTGGTGGTGTGGTCAACACTGCTACAGACAGGTTTGTTTTTCCACAACCACACGGATTTGAACACGGTGAAGAAATAATATATCAAACGAACAATACCACTGGCATAGGTATTGGTGTCACACCAGGTGTCTTAGTAGATACAGCACCATACTTTGTGGTCAAACTTGATGATTTTCAAATACACATATCAGAAACTAGAACGAAGGCACTTGCAGGTATAGGAACTATTGATTTGACTTTAAATGGTGGTGGTTTACAAAGTTTCAAATCAAAAGCAAGGAGACAAAAGGTTGATAAGATATTAGTAGAAAACGCTGGTCTATTCAAAAATAGAAAAGTACAGACAGCCACAGGAATCAATACATTTACGGACACCATAGAGATAAACTCTCACGGATTCAATAATTTTGAAACAATAAAATACTCATCTACACAGTCTGCTATAGGTGGTCTTACAAATAACTCTGAGTACTTTGTAAGTAAAATTGATGATAATAAATTCAAGTTATCAAATGATAAGAACTTGGATTCATTTATACGTTTGAATGATAATGGTTTAGGAAATCATGTATTTCAGGATCCACCAATATCCGTAGATATAAGTGGTAGACAAGGTATTACAACAACTAATGCTACTGCAACGCCTATTATAAGAGGAAAAATAACTGCTGTACATGTTTATGAGAAAGGTAGTGATTATGGTTCAACTGTCATCAACGATAATTTCAAAGCAGTAATCGATCCTGTAGTTGGAAAATTTGCCTTCTTACAACCCTTTATAGTAAATGGTCGAATTGATCAAATTATTATTAAAGACGGTGGTCAAAACTTCTTTAGTGCTGATATAGTAATTGATGGTGATGGTGTGGGTGCAAAAGCAAAAGCGATTATATCTGATGGTAAGATAATAAGAATTGATATGATAACAAAGGGGGCTGGATACTCACAAGCTAATACAACTGCCACAGCAAAGACACCTGGTCAAGGTGCCATCTTCTCAAGTGAAATCAAAAAGTGGACTATAAACCAAGTAGAGAGATATGCGAAGTTTGGTGACGTAAAAGATGATGATGGATTTTTAGAGACCCCAAGAAGTAGTAAATTAGGTAATCCATATGTCAATTATTATGTGCCACGTAATCTTAGAAACTTTTTAGGTGATGTAGGACAGGATCACTCACCAATTCTAGGTTGGGCGTATGATGGTAATCCAATATACGGACCTCTTGCTGTGGTTGATGGTAAGAAGAAATATATTGAATCAAGTTATCGTAAGTTATCAAGTCAAAGGGTGGATGGACCTGACATTACTCTATACCCAGCTGGATTTTTTGTAGAAGACTTTACATACGTTGAAGGGACAGGTGATCTTGATGAGCATAATGGAAGATTTGCTGCCACCCCTGAGTATCCAAATGGCGTTTACGCTTACTATACAACTGTAGAGGAATTGAAGGTAAACAACCCTCTTAGTCCATTCAACGGTGCTAGAACACCACTTTTCCCCTACATTGTAGGTGACACTTACAACTCCAAGTTTCAAAATTTCAATAACTCATATGAGTCTAATCAAGATATAGATCTACCTTCTCTTGGTCTTGTAAGAAACACAGAACCATATAATATTTCAGAATATGAGTTCATAGCACAGGCTAATAAAAATACGATTATTAGTTCTAAGATATCTAAAACAAGTAATGGTAGTCTAGAGAGAATCGATATTGTCACTGCTGGAAAAAATTATAGTGTGGGTGACAAACTTGTATTTGATAATAAATTTACAAGAGGATTTGGTGCTACAGGTAGAGTGAGTCATGTAGAAGGACCTGGCATTACTTCCATTACATCAGAGATAACAGAAATACAAGACATAACTCTCATTACAAGAGGAAATAAAGTTATAGGTATTCACACAGAACCTCTTAATATTTTAGACAACTCTTTTGTTGAGATATCAGGCATATCTTCAAATACGTTCTCTGATCTTGCTGTAAGTAATAAAAAGATCCGTGTAAAGACTACACAAACAGGTCTTGGTATGACAATGGGACGAGTCGAAGGTGCTAGTTCGACAGGAATGACCACCAGCATTATTATTAATGATTGGGTGCCAGATGTTATCAAAGGGTATAAGTTCAAGGTCAATGATATAGTAAAGATCAATAATGAGCAATTAAAGATCATAAATTTTGATGTCACCAACAATAGACTTGAGTTAGAAAGAGGACAAAATGGAACATCAGCATTCTTTACGCATGAATTTGGATCTACCATAACAAGACTCGAAAATGAATTTGAATATAACTTAGATGATTCTATCAATCTTGTAACACCCGAAAACAGAACTTACTACTTCAATGCTGAAAAGGTTGTGGGTACAGGAAATACTTTTGGAGTGGGTATAGGAACCACAGTGTCAGTAAATGGAAGAGGTGGTCATCAATTAGTAGAATTTTTTAACAATGATATAAAAGATATATTCATACCGACTAGATCAATATACATGCCAAATCATCCTTTCCAAACAGGAGATAGGTTAGCGTATAGTCCTGGTGCTGGAACATCACTCTCATATATTGACACTACAATTGGTGCTACAAGACCTTTACCAGACGAAGTGTTTGCACAGGTTATAGATAAAAACCTTATAGGTATAGTTACTACACAAACAGGTATCAGTTCCTCGCTTGATAGGGTGATGTTTGTTGGTAATATAGGAATAGGAAATACACACTCTTTCACAACTAAGAGAGATGTTGTCACAGGGACTCTAAGGATTATAAACACCACAGCGTACGCTCCTAATCATACTTTTGAGGTGGGTGACAATATAGACTTGACAATTGTTTCATCTGCCACCAGTTCTGTCACAGCAACTTATGATCCAGGTTCAAGATATGTAAGTATTGGGTCTTCAGTAAATCCACCAATATCACTCGTCACAGGTGACACACTTGAAATTGACACATCAAATATAAGTCTCGAAAATACTAAACTTCAATTCTTCCTTGATCAAGATTTCAAAACACCGTTTGTAGGCACAGGTAAATCTGCAATAGAAGTTGTAAACAAAGGTATACCTGGCAACACAGGTTCTAAAACATCAATACACTTTACTGATCGTGTTCCAAACGTATTGTATTATAAGTTTCTACCATTACAAAATACAAAAGTTATTGAAATCAATAATGAGATAAAAAATTACTCTAAAATATTTGTAAATCCAAGTGTATTTGCAGGCGTTCAAAATATTCTAACAAAAGATGCAAATTCATTTAGTTGGAATTTGTTTACTGTGCCTGAAAGAGTAGGTTATACAAGTGAATCACAAATCTCTTACATAACAAATTCAAGAAATCAAAAGGGTGGTGTAGGAAGAGTTTTATTATCAGGTGGTGGTGGAAATTATAAGGATCTACCACAAGTGGCAGTAGCGTCCTCCACAGGATCCTCCGCTAACCTCAAAGCTTTTGGTTCAAGTGTTGGTAGATTGGATGACGTAGTATTAGTAGATGCTGGATTTGATTATCCATCAGATCTTACTTTACAACCACAGGCGATAGTTCCTCAAGTATTATTCTTGAAAGACAACTTTGCTGTGCAGAGTGTGGCAATCACATCCACTGGGAAAAACTATCTCACCCCACCTGATTTTGTTGTTTACAACAGCAAAACGGATACTATAAATGAGAGTGCAGAATTTGAAGCTGAAGTTACAGGTGGATCTGTAACTAATGTCAAAGTGATTTTTCCTGGTGGTAATCTCAGCTCAGGTGATGTTGAATTATATGCTGTCAACAATACGAATGGTGTTGGTATAATAAGTTGCACATACTCAGATCCAAACGTCACACTTAGATTACAAACACCCACCACTGGATTTACCACTGCTGAACCTTTACCATTCAAAGTAGGTGACAAAGTTTTTGTTGAAAATACAGGTGTATCAACAGGTAATGGATTTAATTCTGCAGATCATGGATTTGAATCATTTACACTCACGGGTGTCAATACAGCGTTTGGTAATGTAAATGAAGCAACCCTTACCTATCAAGTAGATAAAGATCCTGGCGAACACGATTTTGAAAAGTATGGTGTCGTTGTGAGGGACAAAGATCTTGCTAAATTTAGAGTAGTTCTTGTTGAAAGTTCATTCTTAAATGGTGAACCTGTGGTGTCATCTACAGGTGCAGAGGCAGAAGTCATAATTGGTAAAGGTAAGACTAGAAATGTTCTTAGAGTAGACTCTCTTGTAGGGTTCAATACAGGTGACGTTGTTACTGGTAAGTTCTCAAAAGCAGGTGGAACAATTGATTCATCAGAGGCGTATGAGGGATACTTCTCTCTTGATACAACATATGAGAAGGCATTTGGGTGGGAAAGAGACACAGGTAAACTCAACGAATTCTATCAAAGAATTCAAGACAATGATTACTATCAAAACTTTGCATACTCACTTAAGAGTTCAGTAGGTATCAATAGTTGGAGTGAACCAGTTGACTCTCTTGCTCACATAGCTGGATTTAAGAAACACTCAGATTTACTCATAAATTCTGTACCAGCATCATCATCTGAACCTGTAGGTATAACATCAGGTGTTGGAAACGTGGTGGTTATAGATTCTCAAGCGTCTTTATTAGAGAGACATAATTTTGATTTAGTTACTGAGAATACAAACCTTGATGAAAACATAAGTGATGAGATACGATTCCTTACTGGAAAATTTAGCGATGCTATTATTTGTAAAACAAATAGAGTTCTAGAACTTGATGATATAAGTCCTCAATTCTACTCAGATCCGAGTCTCATAAGAAAAGTTGAAATTGACACGTTTGATATGGCTGCAGGCGGACCTGCAGGTGAAGGTATCAACGCTATAAAATACTATGCTCAAGTTGTTCTTGATGTATCAGCAGGTATATCCTTCAATGCCACTCAGTATTCAGAGTTTGTTGTTTTTCATGATGGATCAGTTGCATATCTCAACACTTACTCAGAATTATCAGATGATGATGATCTGGGTGAATTTACCACTGAGACAAACGGACCTCTTGCCAGTGTTATGTACGTTCCAACTAACTCAGCATTTGAGTATGACATAACATTTCATAAAGAAATTATTAGTAATAC